AGAAGAGGCCTCGATCTCTGCTGCAGAACGCAAGATCGAGGCCGCGAACCTTGCCAGTCTGCGTGCGATAGAGAAGATCCTGGAAAAGAGTACCTGAATGCCTACCCCTGAAGACCAGATAGAAGAAATCCTCAAACTGAGACAGGAAGCGATAGCTGCAGCACTTATTGAGGAAGCCGAGAGTCTGGTCCCAACGGCGGTAATAACCACCTACAACGAATTGTCAAAACTGCAGAAAACCAGGTTCACCAAACAGATCGTTGACGGGATCACCGAACAGCAGATCGCTGCCTACAGGGCGCAGGTGGAACGCGGCGGCACCGATATTGTCGAACGAGTTGTCGCAGACCTCGGTGACGGCAGGGTTGCAGTCTCAACCCAGAAACGGTTCAAACCGTGGCTGGATGACATGACGGCGCGGGACCGTGAAGAGGTCTTGCGCATCATCGGCGAAGGCCAACGCACAGGCATGCATCCGCGGAAGATCGCAGACCAGTTAAGTCAGTATTTCGAAAACACCAACCACAACGCCGTCACAGCAGCGAGAACCGAGGGGCAGAAGATCCGAACCGACGCTAGGGTTGCGACATACGCGAAAACAGGTGTAGGATATCTTGAATATATTGCTGTAAACGACGAACTCACCAGGCCAGACCATGCGGCCAGGGACGGCAAGATCTACCCTATTGACAAAGCGCCATGGCTTGGTGAACCCAATTGCAGGTGCACCCTGGTTGATGCAGATTACAAGGTGAGCGAACGCGGTGCAAAAGTAGAGGAATCTGATATGGTAATCCTGGACGCAGAGGCGATAGAATCGTGAGCAAACCTCCTAAATTGACACCGAAACAGATCAAGGCAATCAGAAACAATATTGATCTGTTCCCAGCAGAGATCATGAAACTGCCTGAATTCGCAGGCACACAAGTGTCCCGGCACACGATCCGGAACTACCAGACCAGAATCAAAGGTGAGATCATGCCTATGGATGACGAACAATTGTTATCATTGTTGAGACAATATATATCCCGTCACGGGCTGCCATCAAAATTCCACGGCCCGAACGGGGTCATAGGGTTTATGACCTATCTGGATACCACAATCAAATTACGCGCAGCAGAATCGTCGGATAAGAAAATCACTCAGTAATATCTCTCAAATACCAAAAATATTGGCAATCGCAATATATTTGAGTGAGGCGATACGAGTATATCTCATGCCCGTGATGGGTGCAGCGGCAACAGACAATTTTAGGGCTATTCACGATGTTACACTCCAGAGGCTTGACGTGTTCCACCCGAACAATGGCAGACCCGTGTTCTATGATGCAGAACCGTTTGCTGCAACAGTTGATCGATGGAACAACGTCCCGGTAATCTACGCTGTAATCGATCCAGGCGAATCCGCAGAACATCCCCGGTTTGAAGACGTAAATTCCGGGACACTGCCGGGGAAGTTCCGCGTTGTCGGCCGTGTATCGGGGGCGCATCTTGCAGATACCGGTGAAGCCGTGCTCAAAGGGTCTATCCTGATCTCAGATCCAGAGATCGAAGAGAAAGCGCGTTCTGGCAGGCTTTCGATCTCGACAGGACTCTCGTCTCCAGAAGTGCCGGACCCGAGACTCCCCGGGGCGACACGGATCGCAGGCCCGGTTACCCCAAACCACGTCCTCATATTCGATCGCGGGACCTGCCAGAACTGTTACCCAAACGATCACGGAGCAATGTTCCACAATTTAGAACAGGAGCCAGAAATGGACGACGAATCAAAGGGATTGTTAAAAACAATCGCCGACGCGCTAACACGGCGCGACCCTCCAGCAGTGCAGCATGTCAACCTGGAGGAGTATGAGACCCTGAAAAAGAATCTCGAATCGGCGCAGGCACAGATTGCAGAACTCTCAAACCTCCAGGCAGAGGTTGCAACTCTCCGTGCTGAGAAGGAATCGGCAATAAAAGACGCCAAATGGGCGGCAATGAAAGTCAACCTGCCTGCCGGATGGCTCGGTGAGAAAGAGCCCGAGACCCGGAACGAGTTTGAGGCCGATCCGGGCGCGTTTGCGCTAAAACTGGTCGAGTTCAAAAACGCACAGCCCCGGGACCAGACTGCAGAAGGCAATACGTCTGCTGCATCTCCCAATTGCGGGTGCAGTGAGGAACAGAAATTCAAGAACATGGCTGCCGAAGTCGCGAAATCGACCGGAATCCTGTTCGTGTGAGGTGCAAGAACCATGGCATATTTAGCAGGAGAGTTTTTCGGCACAGCTCGTGTTCAGAAATACACAGCGAGTGCAGATATCTCAAGGGGCGCTGTAGTCACAATCACCCCGGATGCCTCGTCCACTGCAGCAACTTGTGCAGAAGCGGGCGTGGGCCCGTTTGCAGTTGCAATCGAGGACGTCGAGGACGATGCTGTCGGTCGGTTTGTGACCAAAGGCGAAGTTGCAGTAGATTGTTCAGGCAACTGTTATACGGGCGCGATTGTAACCGGCAGCGGCGGTAAGGTCAAGGTCTGCACCACAGATACATCTGGGAACTACGTCAAACCCCTTGGCAGGATGGTTATCGGGGCGGCAACCGGTAAAGTTGGTGTTGTAGACGTGTGGGGGACATAAAAATGACTGACATTGGAGTTCTTGGCAAGGTCCAGATCGAGGGCACCTGGACGCAGAAACGGCTGATTCTGCCTGTGATCCAGGCGGCGCTTGAACGCACACCACTGGCATCACCGGCAATTGGGCCGACAATGACGTATGCAAAACTCAAGGGCACGATCCCGCTGCTTGGACCCGTCCCGGTACAGTCTCAGCTCGACGAGTTTGAGCATGCAGTTGCAGGCGGCGGACTGCCGTCCGGATTCGATATCGAGGTGCTCAAGGACCGTGTAATCCTCTACGTCTCTGACGAGGCAGAGATCGAGAGCGATGTCGGCGACCCGATGAGCCTTCAGCAGAACGCAGCAGCAGGCGCATTAACTGCGAACCTGAACAAACTGATTGCAGAGAAACTCAATACCACGCCACAGGTTTATGGGTCTGGCGGAAACCTTGGAAACTGGTCTTCTTCCAAACCTACCCTGGCAATAGGCAAGATGGCTGCCAAGATGGGCGTCCACAGACCGACAGCGATCGTAATGGGTACCCTCGCAGGCGCGTATTATGCCGATGCTGTCGGGGACAAGGTTGCACTCGCAAACCTATCAGAATGGCGTGGTGCAGTCTCAATCCATCCGATACTCAATATCCCGGTATTCATCAGCACCGATATCGACAACCTCGACGATACTAGCGGCAACAGGTATGTGTTCGCGTCCTGCAACACTACCCCAGGTGTAGTGACTGTATTCTCGAAGATCAAGGCCCGGGAATACGATGTTCCGGAACTGGGAGCAAGGGCATACCAGTACGATATCTGGAGATCCCCGTTCAGCAATATCCAGCAGACCAGCAGCAAAAACCTTGGCGTGATGTGGGGCTACATGACGGAGAGCTAATCTCTCCTGTCCTTTTTGGAGGCATGTATGGTCTTCACGCCGTGCAACCGGTATGGAGTTGCCGGAACAATCGATGACGAGGGGCGGCATGTTGTCAGCGGCGATATACTCCATGCTGTCTGGCAAGGGCGGGCGTTTCGGTTCTCGCACCAGTTCACGTCCGTTGCTGCTGCCGGGACTGCTGACATCCTTCTCGATCCCTCTGCCAACAATGCTGCGACTGTACTTCGGGTCGCAGTCGATATCGGGACCAGTGTCGATTGTTCGGTAGGGATTTATGAAACCCCCACGGCATCCGCACCGGGCACCGAGATAATCGCCTACAACCTGAACCGGAACGGCGACCCTAGCATGAATAGTGTCGGTGCAGTCTATCACACGCCGACAGTTTCTGCAGCAGGAACACTTGCCGCCCCGGTCACTCATATTGCCGCGGCTCTTCCCACGGATATTACCTGGCAGGGCGTTATGGGTGACGTCGGAGCAGGAGATTCAGCCCGATCTGTATTGCCGGAAATCTATCTTAACCGGGCAAAAAAGTATCTCATCCGGGTTACGAACACCGGCACGGTCGCAGGGACTATCACAGTCTCTGGACGACTGATCCTGGAACCAAACTACTACGAGGGATAACTGTGTCAGAATCGTTCGCCAGCCAGTTCATGACCGAGGAAGAAAAACGGGCAATGCTGGCCCATGACCCGCAGGCAGCACAGGCACTGCATAACGGGCCGCGTGACGGGTTCGCGCACAACTGTTACCTGGGGGGTCTTGGCATGTTTTTCCAGAAGACTGTGAAGAACACAATTATCGAGAAACTGCTCAAAGAGGCGTGGGACGGGTGTCTGAGATACAAAAGTGCGGGCAACAAAAAAGCGTTCCGCGAAGCCAGGAAAAATCCAGAGGCTGTATTTGTGTATGACGATCCGCTGTTGGCATGCCT